TTGTTTCATCATAGTCCCAATCGCCCTCCAACAATCGTTTGCGGTCAACTTCGGGAAGCATTTGGAGTGATTCCAAATACACTGGCGAAACGTGTGGATTATCCGTTGGTAATGCTTGGATAAAATCGCGGTCGCTTCGTATATTTCCGTTTCTTTTCGCATCAAAGAATTCGGTATATAACCAACCTTTGTGGGGATTGCAGGTCATCAATAACTTTGGCTTGTCATTGATTAACTTATAACGCAATCGCGATGAAAGGATGTCGATGCATTTTTGCGATACTTCCCCTGCCTCATCAACGAACGCATCGGTTAATTCTATACTACCAAATCTTTGAAACTCGGGATCACTTGGTAAATCTGCTAAATCCATTAAGATTATTTGACTACCATTGAAGAATTTAATAACGTGGTCTTGGCCGTTGTAAGTCCAATGTTTATCGGGTAGAAGTCCGTGCGTTGCGCATAGTTCAAAGAAGGTAGCCATTGTTGACAATCGCAGTTTCTTTAATTCTGAACGACCGATTAAACCGCGTGTGTTCGGATATTTCAACCTTCGTTTTATTTGCCAATCACAACCTAGAAAGGATTTCCCACTTGATGCAGCTCCACCATACAACAACTGACGGCAGTCGTTATCGATAGCTAGTAGGTTGAGAGCGTCAATTTGTTTCTGATGGTATTTCATTTATTTGATTAAAGATTATATCCATTCTGATTAACTGCTTCAGGAGATTTGGGTTATCACATTGCTTTTTTATGTGATACTTTTTACCATACAATTCGAATCGGACATTGTAGTTTTTCATTTAGAAAAGAGTTAATTGTGGAGTTGATTGTAATTCCTTTTCAAGCATATTTAACAGGCGAGTGTAACGCACTGGTGTATTTCTCCAATTGATAATTTCAATTGATTCTTTTAATGCTTTTTGTTTTGCTTCGAACTCTGAATTAAATATTGTGTTTTTTAATGAAGGCAGTGATGAATGCCCTTCATCTTTTCCTCGAAATGATAATGAATAAATCCATAACTTATTTGGAGTACGAGCAGTTCGCAATTCCAATGAATACTTATTAATGCACTTATAAGTTATGATATTTGGATTCTCACAAACTCCGTGTTCATTCCAGTAGAATCGTTTCATAGTTTTTTGTATTTTATTTTATAACACGTTTCACAATAAGGTCGTGAATTGCGAGTGATGGCAATGTTTGCTTCATCGATATAGTAATAGATATGTTTACCGCAAAACATTTGATTGCATCCAGTACACTGAAAAGAATCTTTTTTCTTTACATCACAACCGCACGCTGTCATAACTTATTCATTATTCGTTCCTGCATTATTGTACTATCCATAATGTCAGCATATAACCTGCGCATTAGTTCATTTTGTACGGATAGATTAAACGAATGTTTTTCTTCCTTATTCATTCTCTCAATGCGCGTTTTAGTTAGCTTCTTTTCTTCGATGACTTGGAAGCGTGCAGCGAACTTCCATTGCTTCCATTGGTCATCCGTCCAACAGTCATCGTTAATCAATTCGAGTTCGTAAAACTTCGCAATGAAATTAGGCGCGAGAATCATCACTGCGTTGCGCTCGTTGTTTTTCCATCGTGCAATATCAGTCATAAACATTTCCTTCCAATCAATTGGCTCGTGATATTGCTGCACTGGAGTTTCCATCTTCGTTTTTTTCTTTTCGAGATCGATGTTCATTTTGTTGCGGACATTCGTGTAGTTTTTTAGGACATCACTTTGAAAGGCAATGGTTATCATTCCGAAATTTTCAACGCGTGTAAATTCCACACCTGCCGCATTCATCTCAAAGGCCAGTGCGTATTCGCCAATAGTCATATAAGGATGGTAATGGATAGCATTAGTAAACAGCATTTGAACTTCCTCAACCGATGGCAGTTGTTTTATTCCACTGATAACGATGGTTCGCGCAATCAATGACTTAAACATTTGCATTGTGATGTCGCAAATTCGCGCCTGCTCTTTGGCTTCGAGATATGCTCTCTCGTTAGGAGTTAACCCACTCTTGTAATTCAGTCCTTTGTATTCTACCAACTGTGTCATTTTGTTTGTTTTTATTAGTTATGAATTCGTGTAATTTCCAAGCGGAACGCATCGCTGCTTTCCAATCCTTCATTTTTTTCTTGCCATAATACCAATTAGTGTTCGTGTAATGGCTGATAAAGATATCAGCAAAGTTAATAGCATCTTCGGTGTCGGCATTTGGCATCCTTTCAATGAAGTAATCAGCCACTTCCTCAAGCGTTGGCGGTATGAAGCGCGAGTTCTTCTCGTCTTTTGTTGATAATAGCTTGTCGAGTTTTTCGTGCAACGAGCGAAGCTCTCTCAAGATTTCCGTTAGTTCGTTCATATTTCCATTTGTTGTTCGTTAGTATGTCGTCAAATATAAATATTTTTTTATTATTTAGTTCGTGAATAATTTGAAGCACCTTCTTTTTGAATGGGGGGTTAGTCTCAACAAGGCATTCAAATGTTTTCATATTATGCAACATTGTCGCGTGATGGCGGTTGATGTGTCGTGCCATCTTCGCGTAACTCCAGTTCGTTCCTTTCCTTAAAAACATTGTGTAAATAATACGAGCATCGTTGAACTCGCGTAAACGAATGCGGCAAAATAATTCTTCTGAAGATATTTGACACGCATTGCAAACGGCTTCGAGAACTGCATTAGTGATTTCATCGCCATCGGGTTTTAACATCCTTTCTTTGTCGAATGCAATCTTTTCTTTGAGTTCTGTGCATTCGGGATGGCTAATGATTTCATTGAGTAGATCAAAGGCAATTGGAGACTGGATGAAATTCGTTTTTAGTTTTTCGTACACCTTTAATAATTCCTTATTCATCGCCTTCGTTTTTTACTGTTATTACACTTGAGTTAATTGCCATCTGCACGATTATCTTAATATCGATTTTAAGTTCATCGGATAGCTTTTGGATGTCGATTAACCGCATATAAAGTGGGTAGTTGACATAACGCCACGCGGTTGGATAGCTGACTCCAATAACACGGCCAAAATTGACCGTGTTTTTGAAGTTGCTTTTGATTAGTTGTTGGAAGTCTGTTTTCATAGTTTTCCTGTAAATAAAAATTTAATTCGTTTGATTAATGTTGGTTTTTGAACTGGCTTGGATTTATGAATCATTTTAGCTTCCTTCATTTTTGGAAATTCAATTGAACATTGATCAAATTTTTTGCTTTTACGAATGGTTCTTTTTGAATAATTTTTGCATTCATCCATAAACTTGTTCAATCGTTGGTCAGTCAATCGTTGGCATCCTTTCCAGTAACCATTTTCGTAATATACAATACCTACATTTTTTGCAACGGTCATATACCATTTCCCTATCTTTAGAAAAGCAGCAACATCATTAATTGATTTTTCTTGATTATTGTTTAGATGATGGCATAGTTTTGATAATCGATTATGCAAAATCGCTTTATCCGTAATCATTGGAGTTCTTGTTTTCATATTTTAATTGTAATGTGGTTATCCATTCGATTGGGATTCAGAAAGGCATATCATCATTTGCATCCATCTTCCTATCATTTAACGCATTATCCACCGCATCTTGGTTAGCTTGTTGGCCTGTGGTTAGATAGTGTTCAAAATAGAGCGCATAGTTCACGTATTTAGCAGGAGCTTCACCAGCTCCAATGGCATCCACTGCAGCTTTCAACGCGACAGCGCGAGCGATTTCCACTTTATCTTGTGGTGATTTTTGATAAGATGAACCACCACCACCACCGTTACCGCTTGGAGTAAATGATCGTTGCTCTTGAATCCATTTAATCTTATGACCTCTACCACTTGGAGTGATTTCATAAGATTTCTCCTCACCAACCGAGAAGGTAGGTGTTTGCGTTTTACTGAACACCGTACCGGTATCATTGTTGTCCATTGTTACATCGAACTTGTAAAGGTCGTTCCAAGTTCCGTTGCCTTGAATGTGCGTGATTTTCGCTTTTTTCATTTTGATTATTTATTTAATTATTAAATTGTTTTCGTTGTCTATTGATCCGATTGCCCATTGTTCATCTTTGAAAAGTGGATGCGTAGCGGAGTGATTTTCGAAGCAGTAAGGACACCATTGTTTTTCTTCGTATGCGGATATCCAAACTATGTGCGCGTCAGCTTCGTGAACTCTCGAATTACATCTATCGCAGTTGTTTAATTCATCGTTGTTCACTGGGTAGTCGGGTGGGTTGATTCTATCGTACATATGTTTTTTCTGTTAAAAGTTCTTCCATCCTTTCGAGTGGTGTTCTATTTGTTCCTGCGGCAATGTGCTGCGCTATCTGATTGAAATCAAGTTGTTCAGTTGGATAACTCGCGGATTGAACGCAAATGAATTTCTTTGGATAGGTTAGGTTAAGCTTTTGATTCATATAGCACTGAAGATTGATTTAATTTTTTATACAATTCAAACAAGTCGTCATCATTCATCAAATACGAATAGCTATCATTTTCGATGATGTTTTTGATAACCACTCGCAAGAAAGCAATTTCATCGATGGTCAAGAATTTAACCGATGTACCAACACCGCTTTCATCTTTTATTTGATTTATAATGCTATCGTCACCATAAACCATTATTGTTTTTGTTGCTAACATTGGATTAAATGATTTGAAAAATAAAGATTTCAGTGCGTGCAGGTGAATAATCGTCACCAGTGTGAGCGAATGCCCAACCATCTTGGTCGATTCCGTACTGTAAACCCATTTCGCTTGCCTTTTCCAACACGTAACGATTGGCGCGATCTAAAGAATCGTAATTGCGAACTTCCGCGTTTATGCCTTCTTTGATGTGTACTTGATACATTGTTTCCATTTTGTTTTTGTTTTTCTTTGTTATTGTGCGTTGTGGATGCGCACCCCCCTTTATTATTTATTAATTCATTATTGTTTCATTACCCATTGTCCAATATGATAGTATGACTCCATTTTCTTTTGACAAAGAATTTATCAAACCATTGTTTCTGTAAATAACATATATGGTTTTTTGTAATTTGAGAGAAAGTTCCATTGCTTCATCATTTATCAACATGAATGCAATTGTTCTTCTGATTTCAGTTGTTTTCATTTTGCTTTTGTTTTTTGTTTATCTTTGATTTGTTTGCAAATATATGTAAAGTTATTTTGATAATCCAAGAGAAAAATGAGGAAAAATGTTAAAAATTTTGTACTATCCGATAACTCATTGATTTCCAATGTTAAAAAAACCTACCGAAAGTCAATAAAAAAACCATTTAGCGGTGAAGCAGGGGTTCAAAAAGCGGTTATTGATTACATTAAATACCAATATCCGCACGTTTTGTACTGCGCGTCCGCAGGTGGAGTGCGAACTTCGATGAAACAAGCGATTAAAATGAAGGCCACTGGATACGTTAAAGGTGTTCCCGATCTTCAGATATTCGAACCGGTGGGTAATTATCACGGATTGCTGATAGAAATCAAAGATTTGAAAGGTGTAGTAAGCAAAGAACAAAAGCAATGGATTAAAGATTTGAACGATAGGGGATATTATGCTACATATTGTAAAGGAGTAGAATCCACCATTAAAGTAATTGATGACTATTTCAAAGGAGAGATATAACCATTGGCGCAGGATCGCGTTATCACTAACCGCAAACTCGTTTGAAGCGGATGACCTTCTGCACGACACTATTTCACGCATTCTCGAAAACGATATTAGCCACGTCAAAGACATCGAAGCATACGTAGCACACGCGGTGCGCATTGCTTATTACTCCAATCGTTCCTCTTATCACAATCTTTATCGCAAACATTCGGAACTTTACGCGGACATCACCGATGACCATCTGCAAAATATGGCAGTTGAATCGGTTTGGATGGCTGATAGGTTAACCAACGAACAATTAGATATTTACATTAGCAGGTTACCATTCTTCGAGCGCGAGGTGTTTTACCTCTACGCGCTGAACGATTTTAGTTACGATCATTTGAGCCGCGAAACAGGCATCCCGAAAAGTTACCTTTACCAAACCGTGAAATCAGCAAAAGACGAATTACGAAAATCAATAATTAGGTTATGAATCCAATTTTAGAAATGGCCAACAAACGAATGGCCACTTGTATTGAATGTCCAGCGTATAACGCGACAACGCGCACGTGTGGAACTCCATTAAATAAACTTAATCCTTTGGGAGAAACGATGACAATTGAAGGAGTGACGTTCAAACCTTGCGGCTGCTTCCTAGACATTAAGACAAAAATGACACTATCCGATTGTCCTGCTAATCGTTGGGAGAAGGTAGTCGATGGTTCATTGATGCAAGACGCTCAAACGCTTTTATTCAACGCTAAAAAGAATGGTGCATTGAATAACGATGAACGTACATTACTGGCCAGGTTGAAATCGTTAATGACGGGTAAGAACGAAAAGGTAACGAGCTGCGTTAGTTGTGTGAATCAGACTATAGCGGAATTGAATAAACAACTAAAAAGAGAGGAAGTGCTACAAGTAGATGAAGTGCAACCAACACCGAAAAAACGTGGACGAAGAAGAAAACAATCTTGACTATGAATCTGCTTCTTTTCTTTTTTATCTGCTATATGGCGATCGGCTTATTACTTATTGGCTTGATGAGTCTGATGCTCCTAAAGCGAACATTACGTTTTTCTCGTGAGAATGTCGTTGGTATGGTGGTTACTGCGGTGTTATGGCTGCCGTTAATCATTGTTTCTTTGATTGTTAAAAAGTGAATGTTAATGAACTATACTTTTGAAGTATATTTGTTGTGTTCAAGGTAAAAAATATGTCCCCCTTTCATTTAACCTTGAACAGTTATAATGATTGGGGGATTCTTTTTAATGGCGGTGCGAATACGCTTGGTTAAAAGGAATACGCGTTACAAGGGGATGATGGCACAGCGCAGCGGTAGCATAAAGGACAAAGCCGCAAGACCATCACACGAGCCGAGAATCGTGTTAAAGTAGTGTCCAGGTCAAAGGTCATCGGTGACACTTTGAAACTTGAAAGCGAAAGGACTCATTCGACGGAATGATTTTTTTAAGCTAAGAGAGTGAATGACAACTGATATTAAAGTCAGTTAGGATATTCTCATTCTCTTTATGCTCAGGATCTATTCTCGGGAATAATTATTAATACTAATA